AAACATCTGATGTATCAACAACCCGACTAACAGATACAACGTTTGTTGTTAGTTATAGGGATTTAGGTAATAGCGGCTACGGCACAAGTATATTAGGAACAGTTGCTAATGGATCTATAACCTTTGGGTCAGAAGTTGTGTTTAATAGTGGCAGTACATCCTACACGTCATCATCCCGACTAACAGATACAACGTTTGTTGTTAGTTATATGGATTCAGGTAACAGCAGCTACGGCACAAGTATATTAGGAACAGTTGCTAATGGATCTATAACCTTTGGGTCAGAAGTTGTGTTTAATAGTGGCAGTACATCCCACACGTCATCATCCCGACTAACAGATACAACGTTTGTTGTTAGTTATGTGGATGATGGTAACAGCAGCTACGGCACAAGTATATTAGGAACAGTTGCTAATGGATCTATAACCTTTGGGTCAGAAGTTGTGTTTAATAGTGGCGGTACATACTACACGTCATCATCCCGACTAACAGATACAACGTTTGTTGTTAGTTATAGGGATTCAGGTAATAGCGGCTACGGCACAAGTATATTAGGCACAGTTGCTAATGGATCTATAACCTTTGGGTCAGAAGTTGTGTTTAATAGTGGCAGTACATACGAAACGTCATCATCCCGACTAACAGATACAACGTTTGTTGTTAGTTATATGGATTCAGGTAATAGCCATTACGGAACAAGCATACTAGGCATTGTATCTAACGGCTCTATAACCTTCGGGTCAGAAGTTGTGTTTAACTCTGTTAGAACTGATCAAATATCGACAGATAGGCTAGATGATGGGACGTTTATTGTTAGCTATATGGATGATGGTAATGATCAATATGGAAAATGCAACTTAGGTACGGTGATACTATCATGATTATAAAAAACTCAAGCAATGTGATTGTTTACGGCAATGATTGGTCTCTATATGCTGACAAGGCGTTTAGCGAAAAACAAAACTCTGTAGATGGAAGTTTAAACTTAAATAACGCCACATATATTAATATACCGGAGCCTGCGAATTTCGTAGGCGGCCATTATAAGTATATAAGCGGCGATTTCGTACTTACAGATATTGGATTAGACGCTTACAGGAAAGTTAGCAGGAAAAAGATTGACGTCATTCGCTACCAGAGATCGACATCAAACATACCCTTTACTTGTGCTCATGGGTCATATAGTTTCTTCAAAAACACAGAAGAGATTGCAGAGCTTAAACAAGCTGTTAATGATATCAATAGCGAATCTGTAAGTTTTAATGAGGTTTCTGGTGGCTATTGGCGATCTAACGAAAACGTTAACGTCTTAATGACAGAGGCGGAGTTTAAGGATTTGTCGAGAACCACTACTCTTTACGTTGCGGGTTTGGGTAGGGAGTCTCACATCCAGAAAACCGCCATGGAGTCTGCCACAACAAAAGCTCAGATCGACGCCATTGTTGAAGCATACAAAACATACGACCCATTAGCATGAATACAAAAGCCTTTGAAAGCCTAACCGTTCTAAAATATGGAGCGGCTTTGCTGTTTATACTTTGGTTTGGGATAAGCGCACCTACAGTCATTTTTGCTGTATGTTTGATGCTTTTCCTAAACGAGCTTGCGCTTTGGCATATCGCTCCAGTGGGTTCTATTGCGAAGCCTTTTGCTTTTATAGGGGTAGGTACTAGCTTAGCTTTGATTTATAGGCAGGTTGAGTATATGACGGCCAACGAAAAGATTGGCGAAAACTTCACCTTAGTGATGAATTTTACGCTAATAATAGCTTTGCTTTCGGGGCTTGTGTTTACTATGCGTCGTATATCAGACGTGTTTCGCACTGAGGGATGTGAGCCTACTGAGCAAGACAAGATATATTTAGTTATTAAGCGGCCTAAGACGATGCTGGATTATCTAACGTGCATTTTTGGAAGCCCTGTATCTAGCATTTCTTTCTGCATCAATAACGACTGGCTAAGATTTACAAGTAAGGATGGTTGCGCGGTTGCTTGCGATATGTCTAAGGCTAAAGGATACGCCTTTATCGATACGGGCATTACGGCTTCTAAAGAGCGACTAGAGTCGTTTAAAAAGATGAAAGGTAAGGACTGGTCTATGCGCAACAACTGCGTTACAAGCTGGTACAATGTCACCCACGGCACAATACTAGAACCTAAGCCTTGGGAGTGGTTGCCAAGCGTATATGTAACTCGTGTTTTAAGGGGATTGAAGAAATGAAAAAGTTAATCGTTTCAGTAGCGTTTGCTATGGGCTTGTCTGGTTGCGCGTCTCTTGATGAGCTTAAGTTTAGCCGCGCTGTTGCGTGTAAAGTTACCAGCGAGCAAGGCCGGGCAGATCTGCGCAAGAAGTACGACCTGCCAACCGATATTTGCGGTGATCTGAATTGAAATTTCGTAGTGGGTTTAAGTACCAGCTCGCAGAGACAGAAGTGTGGCTGCTGGATTTTAAACCTAAGAAAGACGTGGTAACCAAATTTTGCAGTTTAAACACTGAAGGTTTGCTACGCCTCGAAGAAGGCTTTGCTTGGGATGGCGCAAGCGGGCCGGTAATTGACCGGCCATCTAACCAAGCGGCTAGCGCTGTTCACGACGCACTATACCGTATGATGCGCAAGGGATTGATTGATCATCATCGTTGGCGCGAGGCTGATATGGAGTTCGCTAAAGTCATGCGAAAGTGCGGCGCTTGGTCCATTACTATACAGGCAGACTTGGCTGGGCTATGGCTTGTTCAAGGTAGGGCTGCTCTACCCGAAAATAAAGCGCCGGTGTTTTGTGTGCCGTCTGGTAATACCCCGCTATAGGCGGGGTGGTTTTTACATACAAGTCTTGCAATTTACAATTTTTGGATATTTGCCGTTTTCGTCTATAAGTAGCTCGCTTATTTTTAGCTCTCCTATTCTTTTTACGGCCTCGTCAATAGTTGATGGCGCTAAATTTCCGCCAGTGGTAGACATCCAGAATTGTTTAAATCTATCCTGAATGCCTTTATTTCCCTCAACTGGTCGCCAATCGCTGTAAGTCATAATGCCGCATTGGAAGTTGATTCTAAGCGTATTTTTACCACTCTTCTTCGATTTGTAATTGCGCGCGTTAATACTGTCTACAACCTTCCATGAAGGCTCTTTGTATTCTGTCAGAATACTGGCTGTACTAGCTTGCGTTCCGTGGCTTGGCGCTGTCTGCATGGCAAATAAAGCGCCACAATGTGGGCATTCGGTTAGTGACGCCGGAACAGGTTGTTCACATTGCCAGCACTGCTTAATTGGTGCAGAACCGGAGCCTTTCATTTTCTTGGGTGGTGCTTCGATAAACTCAATTGGCCCAAATCGCTCGATATTCTCCCCATAATCCAAAACCATGCAGTCATTCTTATCTGGGTGCGTTCTCATGCCGCGACCTAGTATCTGAAGCCAAAGCCCGCTTGATTTAGTGGATCGCAAAATAATTAGCAAATCTGCGTTCTTCGCATTGAATCCAGTTGTTATTACCTCGACTGAAACCAAGCATTTTAGCTTATGACTCTTAAATAGCGATATAAGCCTATCACGCTCATCTTGAGGTGTATAACCGCTAATAACGGCTGATTGTATCCCTCTTGCGTTTAGCCTCTCACATACGTGATCAGCGTGACTGACGCCGCTACAGAAAACAAGCCAGCTTTTTCTATCCCGCCCATGATTTAACGCGTCATCTATAGCTGCGTCTGTAAGGTAATCGTCATCCATCATTTCCTGAAGGGCTTTCTCATTGAATTCACCCGCCTTGCTGACTTTTATTTTCGAACTATCAACTTGTGCGGATGTTTTAGGCGTGATAAGCCTAGATAAAAACCCCTCGTCGAGTAGAGTTTTGATTTCTATCTTATAAAAGATGTCATCAAATATACCTTCTCCAACCAACGGACCATCAAGCTTCCACGGCGAGGCGGACAGTCCAATAATCCTAATGTAAGGATTAAATTTCTTTAGCTCATCAAATAGCTGAAGATACATACCTTCGTTTTTAGTTGGCACAGCTTGGCACTCATCAACTAATATTAGGGATACTGGCCCAAAGATATGCGCTTTTTTATATATAGACTGAATTCCTGCAAAAATAATGCTGCTCTCGTTGTCCTTTTTCTTATACGTTGCGCTATAAATACCGGCGCTTGCGTCTGAGTATTGCTCCTTTAGCTCGTCATAGTTTTGAGAAAGCAGTTTTGTTATGTGGGTTAAGCACAGTATTTTATGGCTTGGCGCTACTTCTAAAGCTTTTCGGCATATCTCGGCCTGAATAAGACTCTTTCCGCCAGCGGTAGGTACCTGAATAATGCCGTTTCCGCTGGAATTTTTCAGGTAATTAATGGTTTCGTCTATAGCTTCCTGTTGATACCATCTTGGGATAAGTGGCATTTAGTTCTCCTTGTAAAACTTTTCGGCATCTATAAGTTTGCTATTAAACTGCTGTTTAACAGCTAGCAAAAGCTCATCGTACAAAAAACCATTATTCTTTGCAAGGTAAAGCTCATTGCTATCAAACTCACCGCATTTATCGCCGTTAACGTATTGGTGATTATCGTCTGTTCGGTATGTAACGCTACCTGTAGCCTCGTCAAAGCTAATAGCATCTCCCGGAAGTAGATCAGGGTTAAACCTGTGGCAAGGGTAATACGACTCCATATGCAAAATGTCTGTAAAGTCTTTCCCGTGTTTGCTACAGCTTGCCCGCTGATTTCCGTCCGTATGAAACGTAACGTATGCGCAATTTCTGCAACTTGGCTCCGGCACTTCTTTTTTATGGCAAACGTCGCTAACTGAGCAGAATTTGCAATTGAAATTGTCTGGCCTATCGCTAATAGCGATTGGCATCCGGTCTGTTGTAATAATGTTGTGAGCACGCGCTTGAGATTCAGTGAAATATTTTTCGTTAAATGGCGTTTCAATAATAATCTCATCTCGTCCGCCGGGCTTTGTGATGCTAGTTAAGTGCCGGTGAACACCTGTAAGCCCCATGTAGGATTGCGCTTGCGCGTAATATTTTATATTCCAGTTAAACAGGCACGTGCTTTCGTTTTCTTGATGTTTTTTTGTTGGCCAGCTTGCGCTGCACTTTCCCTCCCATACAAACTTGGTGTTTTCCTCTCCTGCCACGCCTCCATGAACTAGCCCGTCTAACAGCCCTTTAAACCAGCCTCCACAGCTATTGACCTGAATCTGCTTTCCGGTTTCATAATCCTTAACTTGAAGCTGAACACCTGCATCAATCCAGCGTTGAGCAGTCGTGTCTTCCGTTTTGTGTCCGTCATCAAACATCCTTAGTGTTTTTGCAGGAAACTTGTCGCCTTCGTTTTTGCAATGGCGAAAACCTAGCCATAGTTCTCTATCGCATTTGCTGCCAATAATCCCGCCAGAGATTGTTTTCTGATTGTAGTTGTTGTTGCCGTTTTCTTCTATGGCTGAGTTTATTTTGTTTAATAGCGCGTCGTGTTTCATATGTTCTCTAATTCTCTTTCAAACGACAATCGAATTCTATCGGAAAATAAATTATAGATAGGTATGCCTTTATCCTTGGCAATTCTCAAAGCCTGACCAGTGCCACCTTTATCAGCCCCGCCCTTAGTCCAGCAGATAACAAAATCTACTGGCGTTGTTTGATCGCTGCCAAGTAAGATCATGGCGTTTCGCGCGTGCAGCATCCTTGCATATGGCGTTAACGCATGATGGTTCGGGTGATATTTATCAACTGAAGCCATCGCCCAGAAAGGGATGTCACTTTTTGGGGTGTATATAACGCTGGGCGGCACATCAATGTTTTCATGTAACGCGCCTAGCTTGAACCAAGTATCTGCGCCTTTAGCGCCACCACTCCTCAATGTATAACCTTGTCGTCTTAATTTAATCGCAGATCGCCTCATCAAATCTAAAATATTTTTTGGAGTTTCTCTGCTGCCTATGCCTGCGTAGTACTTAGTCTTCATCTTCACCCCACAAACTAAAAAGGCGCATTTCTGCGCCTTTGGTTTTATTTATATATTACTAAGCCCAGGGGTTATGACCTTGTGTTGTTTGCTGTGGTGCCGGATCCTGATGAACTGGCGGTTGATACTGCTGTTGAACAGGCTGCTGGTATTGCTGTTGTGGCGCTTGCGTCTGACCAATAGGCTGCAACTTCTTATATGTCTGATCAAACACAGGTTCGGCAGTCGAGCTTAAATCCTTAGCTTCTTTCGTTTGTTTTTTATTGACCTTGCGACCAATATCCGCAATAAATTGTTTTTGGAAGAACTGCTGCTCATGCTCAAGAGTTTGAATTCCGCATGCGTATGCCAGACGAATTAATTCATCTTTACCCCACTTGGCGCTGTCTTCAAAAGATGGATTTGCGATGGTGATGTTATACGTTTTTTCAGTACCTTTAAATTGGCCATTGTAAGCGCCATCATCAATTACCAGAAATTTAAACTTGACGCCTTGCCAACCACGATCATTGCTGATGATTTCTGGCATCTCTGAAACCATCAAAACAGCGCCGCTGATATCCGGTAGCAAGGAAGACCCGGAAGACTCCTCAACGTAGTTAGACTGCACATCAAGACCGCCGCCAAAAATGCTTTGTAATTCGCTCATAATTTATCTCTCTATTAAAAAATTGTTAAAGTGCTTGTTGATTAAACTTGCTGCTGATACTTTTCAGGGTTGTCATACATATCTAGTGCCAGATTCATATCTAGAGGTATTTCCTCTGGAAGTGAAGGTTGCGCGCGATTTTTAGCAACATGCGTAACCTTCTGGCTAGTGTATAGAACGCGCTGATTCATGTCAACTGCTTTTGACTCTTTCTGGTTGAACCCGATATCAACTTTTCGGATTGCTTTCTTTTTTGTCAAGAAAAAGATAGCATCGACATTTTTACTAATGTATTCCATTGGTTCCTTTCTAAGCTGAGGCGCGTAGTAGTCATACGGCTCGCCTTCTGGATCGTTAAATCGTTGCGTGTCACTATGGGCAATCATCCATACGCCGATATTGCAGTTGTTACGCAGGTATTCGATAGCCGCAAATAGCTTGAGCCACTGCTCCATTGCAAACTTGTAACCTTTGCCGTAATCAATCTTTTCAATTGATGAAACGTTGTTTGTAAGACATACTTCCTTGTGAATAAGAAGCTCAAGCTCGCTAACACTATCAATAACGATATTCTTGAATGGAAATCCATCCTGAGTACCAAGTTGCAAGGTATCAATAACCTCTTGAAAGCTGTTAGCTTTGAATCGAGGTGCCTCTTGAGTACCAAAATTCATCTTAGCTACGTCAATCTCGTTTGCACCCTCTTCTACAGGGATTATTAGAACATCGGGTAGTTTGGAAAGCGCAGTTGTTTTACCAAGGCCCGGAAGACCGTAAAGCAATCCGATTTTCGGCTTTTTAACTTTGCCGGTCACGATGTTATTAAAATTAAAAGCCATATATATACCCCTTTAATTATACTTAGCGCTTAGCATAAGAAAGTCTTTTTTCCACTCCCAGTTGTCGCGGACGTAGCGCTGAAACTGATCATAAGTTACGTATACTACATCATCGACAGACATTTCTAGCATTTCGATGATAGACTTATAATCTTCTTCGTGTGATTTAGGAATATCAAATGAAACATGAGACTTGATCTCATTGTCGAATTCAAAGCGATTAATCATATCCTCCAATACGGACTTGTAATGCTTTTCGAATCCAAGCATAGCTTCTTTATAAGCTACTAAATGCTGGTCCATATTTTTCTTTATGGTATCAAGCATTTTATGCTTGTCAACTGAAATTGTTTTCAGCCCGCCTTGTTCATCTCGCGTATACATATATATCAATCCTCAATCAATTTAACACTAACTGCTGTTTTAGCTTGTGATACGGTAACAAATTCTTTTGTGAATTGCAACCACTCTGGATGATCTTTTTCCATTTTTTTGAAAACCGATTCGTTCA